GCCAGAAATGGCAGGAGCAGAGAATGAAGCAAGGAAAATTGAGCCAGAAACAGAAGGACAAATTGAAGTCGCTGAGGCAGAAACAACAACAGGAAGCGAGTTATCAGAACCTGAATCAGACACAAGTGCCGACACCAAAGAAAGAAGCGAAGAAAGTAGTGGTGAAAGCAAAGCCGATACCAACAAAGGAGGAGAGCCAAGCGACACAACAGAGGTTGCAACAGGAGAAGATGAAGGAAGTAGTGGAGAAGATAACAGAAACAAAAAATCTAAATCTAACTCTAAAGCAAAAGCTGATACTAAAACTGGTGGAGATACAAAGTCTGTTAAAAAGAAAGTTGACAAACCTAAAGCTACTTTGCCTGTCAATACTTCGAGGCCTAAAACCATAGCACAGCTTCCATTACCGATTGCTTATTTGCAAAACATAACAGAATCAATTACATTAGTGGAAACTATTAGCTTAGAACAGGAGATGATATATGGAGGGCAGCAAGTCGATAACCTTAACACCAGCAGTATTACTATCATTGCTCTTGACAATAATACCAGCAGCAGGTGGAGTAATCTACAAAATGAGTCAAAACGATTCAAAGCTCCAAAGTACAGTAGATGATATCAAGAAGATAAATAACAGATTAGGGAAGATAAAGAAGGCAGATACCTCAGGATTGTTGGATAGAATATCCAAGCTCGAAGGTATCATAGAAACGCAAACCATACAGCTTACAGAAATGAAAGATGAAATATCTGAAATCTATGATGAGATAGATAAAGCAGAAGATAGAGTATCTGAATGGAGTGAAAAGGAATTTGAGAAACTGTATGAGATTGTCAACGATAACCCACTAGGTCGATAACATGATACCAATGGAACTTATCAGCATGGGAGCATCCACAGTTATAGGTGGGGTGCTATCTATCATGGCACAGAAAGCCAAAGATAAAGCTGATGAACAAAAAGCATTAATGCAAAGAGCTGGATTTCAAAGCGAACAGTTTGATAAAGCTAGGAATGTTACTGACCAATTTACCAAGAACACCAGGAGATACATTGCTTTGATGTGCGTGTTGGCAATCATAGTGTTGCCTAAACTTGCACCTTTTATAGATCCAAGTTTAAATATTTATGTTGGCTATACCGAAGCAGTATCATCAGGGTTTTGGATATTCAGTAGCAGTACTGATATGACATTATGGAAACCTTTAGATGGATTGGTGATTACACCATTGGACACACATGTGGTATCAAGTATAATAGGATTATATTTTGGTGGTAGTTTAGTTAGAAGATAAATGAAAAAAGTAGTCAAAGAACATTATCAAAGAGTAGTCGACTTAGGTTGTATTATTTGTAGAAAGATGGGCCATTACGATAGTCCAGCAGAAATACATCATATCCAAGAGAAGTATATGTTAGGTAAGAAATCTGACCATACTTGCACTATACCATTATGTCCACCTCATCATAGAACATCTGAATACAGTTATCATTTCAGTCCAAAGAAATTTACAGAGCAATGGGGTACACAACAAGAGCTGTTGAAAGAAGTTCAGGAACTATTGAAGTGAAAGATTTGTTAATAATTATTTTATTATTTATTCTCATTGTAGTTTTTGGTAGACAGCTCCTATCCCCAATTCCTACAAATGCAGAAAAAATAAAAAAAGATACATTTCAACAAGAACTAGATAATTGGCAACCTTTTAGGTAAATATTTGCCCTCTTACAGGCCCATATAGAGCTTTTTATACCCTTCCCTATACCAACATATCAGAAAAAAAAAGGCCTCGCTTATGGAGGCCTAACATGGATTGAGGGCGATTTACCCCCCAACTCGAGAATTACATCATAATCCTATACCTTTTTTTGGTAAGTTTCAACTGACGTATCATATTCTCACTTTTTATTTTCTCAAGATATCCTTGTGATATTAAATGAGATACTATATCAAACGCATGGCTCTTACTTTTTATTCTACACCCAGCACATATCTCTTTATATGTTGGTGATGTTCTATATGCAGAAATAAAATGCTTAATAAAATAATACACATCTCTTTGTCTTGCTTTTATTTTCATACATACTCCTTTAACAATTCTAATATCTTTTGTTGTTTTACAGGGTCAGTAGTTTCAGCAAGTCGAGCATTAAAATAATTAATCCAATACTTTTTTTTGTCATTTATGTATTCAAGATTATCTACATACTCTTTATCTTCTTCAAATAAATCTTGCATCACACTACCATCCCTACTGTCCATAGTATTACTAATATTCCTACTAACATATTACCTCCTAGAATGGCATGTCATCATCAAATTCATCATCTTTCTTTACATTACCTGTAGCTTTAGGTGTTGCTCTTTCCAATATATGACAAACAGAATTAAATTTATCAAGCACTACACCACCAGCAGTAACCTCTTGTCCATCTTTATTGATGTATGTGCTGTAAACTTGTTTGCCTTCTATGTAAAGCAACGTACCAGCTTTACCCTTTTCATCTAACTGTTTACCAATATAATCATTAAAGCATGTGATGTTATGCCAAGTTGTTTCTTCTTTATCTTTAGATGATATCCATTCATTAGTAGCAATACTAAATCTCCAATACCTATTACCATTAGCAGATTCTTTAGCTTCTACATCTCTACCTAATCTTCCTATCAATGTTATTTTGTTATGCATTGTTTTCACCTCTACTTATTAATTGTTCTTCCTTAGATTCTTTTGGTTCTTTGAAATCATCTGACTCACTACTTGAATAGATATATGCATGTGCGTTTAATAATTTTAATACACATCTATCTACTGCACGTTTCTCTGCCATAGCATATGGAAAAGAGTTCTTATTGTTTTGTGCTGTACATTCACCAAATGATTCAATGTGATTATCTTTCCATGTAGCACGACATTTGACTACAACATCAGGTGCAAAGTTTTCAATGGTCAAAGTCCAGGACATCTTTTCCTGCATAGCAATTCTTTCGACTGCATTATGTTTGATAATCATTAACTCTTTACCACCTCTGTTAAGTTCCCAAAAATCACTACCAGATAATTTATATCTGTTTTTAAACGTAGCAATAAGGTCTTTTGTATAGTTAGTTGTCTTACTCATATAGTCTCCATGAGGTATTATCCTCTGTTGGTTCTTCGTCTTTATCTACCAGTTCCCAAAATAGTTCCTGTCGTCTCCACAGTTCTACTTGGTAATGGCGATTCTTTTGAATGGGTATGAATTCCCATTTCATGTTTCCAAAAAATACTGACAAGTAACAAGTATCTAACTTAGACAGCATTATATAATGTTGGATTTGTGCGTAGTATTTAGTCTTAACCTTACGCATAGTATTGAAAGCATTAGTATGTTTACACTCAATAATGGCTCGTTCTTTTGGACACCAGCCATCAAAATGTGCATACCTAAAACCTTCGAATACACCTTCTGGTGCATATGGAGCAGTTTCAATACCAGTTTGTTTTGTAAACCATTGCAGATTAAAAGGTTCTGTCAGTATACCCATATTTACTGGTAAAACATCTGACAAATCAACTGGCTGTTTGCGTTGTGTTTTTAATAGCCAAAGGTCGTGTATACCACTTAATGATTCTTGCATAAGAATCCCTGAATCTGATCCACCAATACCTTTATGTCTATCTATGTTGACTACACTACTCATATTAGTCTCCTATTTTATATGATGTTTGTTCTAATTGTAAAGCCCACTCTGCCGAGTTCTCAAGGTTTGCAATAAATTGATGACATCTTTTTACCTCATTGTCTAGGTACTCTATAAACTCATTTGGTAAAGGCAATCGTGGCCATTTGTAGGTACTACATATATGTAATGTCGCATAAGGAAATAAAGCTCCAGGATACTTCTTGAGTAACTCCCAATATGTTTGTAGGCCTAGTTCATTAGGTGCAGCACAACTGAATGTTGAACATACAGTTTCAAGCATAACCTGAACATCAGATATCTTACATGGTTGCATAAGTTCTTTGCAGTTAGTAAGAGCAGTAATTAGTTCACTTGTCTTTACCTTTTCTTTCAAGAAACTTACTTGATACATTTGACATATCAAGGATTCGTCTACGTCTGCCTCGAACATAGGATGTCGATGTTTTATCCATGTTGCTGTTATTGCTTTCCCTCTCTCGTCTAAACTCGATAGACCTTTGAACCCAGAGTTTGAACATTGATTGCCAGTTGTGGCTGGTTCTCCCTCTTGATATGTAGTAGTTTGTAAATTTTTCTCTTTCTTCGTCATAGTTTATATCCTGTTGTTGACACCATTCAATGATAGAAGATGTTGCCTCAAAGTCTGGTGGACATTCTGTTTCATAATCACGAATAACAAGGTCTACCTCAAGAGCATTACACCAAGCAAATAGATTGACAGCAGATGGGAACTTCTTTCCACGTTCCCAGTCTCCTACCAAACTATCAGCTACCCCAACCATTTGAGATACTGTCATCGTATCTACTCTAAACTTTTTTCTCTTGGTGATTAGAGCTTTCACCAATTCTTTATACATCATTGTTGTATCACCACAATCCATATACCAATCAATATGGCAAAGGTTATATACCAACCTATATTATCTTTCATCTTCTATCTCCTCAAAAAATCCTGCTCGTCTTTCTTTTTCTTCATCATACAAAGCATCTTCTAACATCTGCTTTACATGTTCTTCT